ATTTACCCTAGGAGAGTTTTGTGATGTAGTTGCAACTTATAACGAGTTGCGCGTTTCATGTGTAAAAGGAATCGCCTCAGTGCGTGACTAACCGTAAGAACTTTTAGGCATGATATGCCTATTTGTTTTTACGTTGTATTAGTCCACTAAGGAGTGACCTCATGACATCATCAATCGACGGGTTTGAAGAGCCTGGTTGAAAGTAAACCAAATTCGACACGACCGGTCCGCATGACCCAAACTGCTGGAATGAAACCATTAGAATTCCGTCAATATCTAGACGACAATTGATACATCAATAAAAAGATGTTAAAATATTACGTTATATGTTAGTAAGATTTGAAGTCAAAATCTAACTACGTAACATTCACGTTATAGAATGATTTCAGGTGCATGGCTTGCCCTGCCTGATCTTATCCTACTTACGAGTAGAAGACGCTTTTGCTGTTGGTGTAGATATAACGAACAGCCACTTCCACCCACCCGGTTCGAAATGCAGAAATGCTGATTAGAGACGGGGAACCCTCAGGGCTCGTGTCCCACGACTTGAATTCGTATACGAATAGCAAGGACAGACATCTGTAGGACAATGCTTGGATTGAGTTTCTTAGTATAGCTCCAAGTATTCCGATAATCAGACCAAAAGCGAAGCCCGCTAGTTGAACATCCAAAATCAATTAATAATTGATTTGGTGTTCACAGGGTTCATGGATTTTTAAATAAGACCATGAACAGTGAACAATCAAATCGCAAACAGAAGGAATTGAAGTGCAGGAGCACAAAAGGAGGAAACATTGTGAGAGGAAAGAAGGAAGCGCGTTCAGACTGGAAAAAGAAGCAGGAACGCAAACAACGCGACAGGATGCGTCAAAGGAGACGCGATTTGAAGCAAAGTAGAATGGAGCCTCATTCTGGATTTGAAGAAGTCGCAAAATATTCTGAAATGTTTGGTGAATTGCTGAAAAATAGCAATATACCTCACACAGAAGAATTGGTTCGTGAAGTGGAAAGCTTGGTAGCTTTCTATTTCGCTGCCAGGGAAGTACAGAGTATTCCACAATTTGTGGCTATCGTCTTCCAATATGTTCAATCACATCATAGCCGTTCAACGGCTTACATGATTGGCGAGTTCGTTAAAGAACTCATGTCTCCCGTTACTGCAGAGGAAAGCAGTGACGTAGAGCCACACAATGGCGATGAAACGCCAGTGTGGTTAGAAGCATTACGAGATGTGCAAATGAATTGGCAATTAGCTAAGTCAAACAAATTCTTTTCACAGATATCCAAATTGATCGGCGTTTTGGTCAGTGCAGGATTGTGTAAAGCATCGGCTTTGGAGTTTTCCATCGCCGGTTACAAGATGTTTGATGAAGCAGTTTTGGAAAGACATATGTCTGCTCATGATTTGGCAGAAGCTGCTTTCAATACTGTGATTTATTTTGCAGAGAGCGCATATCTGTGCTTCAAGAAGGGTAGTCTGAAACCATTGCTGCTGAGTGATCATGCAGCACATGAAATGGATGAAGAATATTTATTAATCCTTCAATGGTGGGATCAGGTCAAGTCTGGTAATTTACAGAAATTTTCCGGTGTGTCTGATCATGAATTTGACAGAAGACTTGAATTGCTCACCACAAAAATGAGAACACTCATGACAACGAGCAGATCATTTGACAAAAAGCTAGTGTCTGATAAAGTCGCGCGACTATTGACGATTAAAAATGCTTTTGTCAGTTTGAAACAAGCTGCTGGAGTACGCCGTGCTCCTTTCTGTATTGAGTTGTTCGGGGAAAGTAGTCAAGGAAAATCCGTGGTTGCAGAAACAATTGAAGATTTCTTGTTAACAGCGGCAGGCCTTGATACGGATAAACAATACCGCACAGTCCTCAACCCAGAGGAAAAGTATTGGTCAACATGGAAGAGTTCCACGATCGTGGCGAAATTAGACGATTATGGCAACGCAAAGTCTAAAGACCCATCATTGTGGTCGCAAACGTTGATAAATTTGTGCAATAATGCTGTTTTTGTCGTGCCTAAAGCAGAAATCGATGAAAAAGGCAAGTGCTTCGCTGAACCAGAATTAGTGACAATAACAACGAACGTCGAGCATTTAAATGCTTACGCATGTTCGAACTGTCCATATTCAATTCAGCGAAGAGCACACTATGTGGTTGAAGTGAAAGTTAAACCTGAATTTCGACTTGTAGTGGGTGGATCCGTGTGCGGAATTGATGAATCAAAGGTGGTAGAACATTACACTGTGGATGGTGTATACAGTCCACCCGTGGTTCAGGAAATTTGGGATTTCACCATCAAAAGAGCTTTCAAACCAAATAGTTTGCAAGAAGAAGCAAAATATAAGGTGGTTGAAGGCATGGAAAAAGTCAGTAATAAAGTGATGCTTGAATTTTTGATGAAAGAATTCGTTAAGCATCGCGAAAACCAAATTCGAGTCATGACATCAGAGAAACTAAGAAAGAAAGACATCTCAGTGGAATTTGGTGATGACGGTTGTCCGAGAATATCACCTCAATTTGGACTTGAGACGGCAATCACGGGCATGGCCTTGTATAGCAAAGCACGTGATGTCTTCACAAGCCAATTTGAGAGAGTGGAGAATCGGATTGAAAAAGAGGTAACTGCTCGTGTATACAAGCACGCAACCAAATTCATAGATAACTGGGATTGGTTGTGTTTGTTACCCGCTGACACATTGGAGAACAAATATGCACAAAATTTGTTCATGTGGTGGTACAAGGATGACATAAAACGAAGTGTTCGCAACAATTCAATTGTTAATTATGTGATGATGGCGTTGTGCGCATTTACGTTGCCTTGGATTTTGGCAACAGGTATGTGCTTATTTTTTGCAACACGTCAGATTTTCGTAGTGAGTTATGCGAAAGAACAATTTGTGTCAGAATTGCGAGATAGGATGGATGTTATCCCTCTTGTAGTTCGAAAGGTGCGTGACGATAATCGCAAGAGATTGTTGTATGGATGCACATTCATTTTTGCTTTATATGCGGTAGCGAAAACTTACCAAGCATGGAGCAAAATGAAATCTGTCCAAGGAAATTTAGAGCCCAAAAACGCAGAAGATATTAAAGCGCGTGATAGGGAAGAAAATCCATGGACAAGTATTGTCAGGACTAGTTTACCTAAGAAAGATAAAGGGCGAACTGTAACAATGAGCCAGATGGAACATAAAATACAGCGAAATTTAGTATATTGTTCAATTGAGGCAAAAGAAGGTCGCATGATGTCCAATGCATTGTTCATTTGTAGCAATGTATTGGTATTTCCTAATCATTATTTTTTAAATGATGATCAATTTTACGTCACATGTTATCTTCAAGATCCTGATAAAGCAGGACAACGGTTCAAGACAATACTCAGTAAGGAAACCTCGGTACATATCGAGGGTACAGATTTACGCCTGTGCTATTCACCAAATGGTGGTTCGTTTAAGAACCTTATAGAATATTTCCCTACACAACGCTTGCCCAATTTTCCATTCAACATGCTGTATAGGCACAAGAATGGTGAAGTGAGTAGGTATCAAGGCTTTGCTATACCCAGGGAGGTGTACAATGGCATTGCCAAGTTTGAAGGATCTGATTATACCATAGATGGTAACACATTTAAAGGAATGTGTGGATCGGTCCAGATAGCTCAATTGAGGAATTTGTACATAGCTGGCTTCCATTTAGGTGGAAGAACCAATACACCAGAAGGTTGTGCTGGTACATTATTCCAGTCACAAATCATTGAATCGATACAAACTTTGGTAGAAATACCTGGAGTATCGGTCACTGGAGATTGTGACGGATTTACCAATGAAATTCTAGGGAAGAAAGTGATTACGGACGAACCATTACATGTCCGTAGTCCTGTGAATTTCATGCCACATGGTAGTCAGATTAAATATCATGGTGGATGTATTGGTAGATCGACGTGGAAGTCTGAGGTTGTCAAATCTCAAATTTCCGATGTGGTGCTAAATGTTTGCGGGGTCCCATGTAAATGGGGACCCCCTAAAATGCAACCATCTTGGTTTGGGTGGTCAAAATGTTTGGAGGTGTTGAGTACTCCAGCTTTACCGTTTGAACCAAAATTGTTGATCAAAGCAGTAGTGGATTTTCAGGATCCATTGATTGCATTAGCACACAAAGAGTGGTCGCACATGAGACCACTTACAGATCATGAAAATTTGAATGGTATTCCAGGATGTAAATTCATAGATTCAATCAAACTCGGGACTTCAATCGGATACCCATTGGGGGGTACCAAAAGAAAACATGTGATTGAACATGAACCAACTGAGGAACATCCATGCAATAGAGAGTTTACACCAGTTATTCTGGAGGAAATTCAACGTTGTCATGATCTATATCGCGCTGGGAAGCGCGCGTACACTATTGCAAAGGCTTGCAAGAAAGATGAAGCACTGCCATTATCAAAAGAGAAGTGCAGGATTTTCTATGGTAATCCAATTGCATTAACGTTTTTGGTACGCAAGTATTTCTTGCCAATCACTCGGTTTCTACAAATGAACCCATTGTTGAGTGAGTGTGCAGTTGGTATCAACTGCCACTCAAAAGAATGGGATCAAATGATTAATCATATGAGGAGATTTGGCAAGGATCGTATTTTTGCAGGAGATTATTCAAAATACGACCAAAGAATGCCATCTCAGTTGATCATTGCAGCATTAGATATTTTGATTAATATTGCTGGTGTTTGTGCGTACAGCGCACAAGATTTGACAACAATGAGAGCCATGGCAGGCGATATTGTTTACGCATATATCGCATACGACGGAGATTTGATTTCTCTAAATTCAGGAGGACACATCAGTGGTAATTCATTGACTGTGGTAATCAATGGAATTGTGGGAGCATTGAATTTGCGTTGTTCGTATTATACGGCTTATCCAAAAGACGAAATTGGATCATACCGCAAATACGTTTCAATCATTACTTATGGTGACGATAATAAAGGATCCGTGAGTAGTGAGAAACCGGGATTCAACATCAAACAAACTTCTGAATTTTTGGCTAAGTATGGTCAATTATATACGATGCCTGACAAGGAAAGTGAATTGGTTGAATACATGCAGGATGAAGATGCTGAATTTTTGAAAAGAATTTCTGTCTATCATCCTGTCCTGGGTTGTGAATTGGGAGCTCTGCAGGATGACTCTATTTACAAATCACTCCACGTTTATGTGCGAGGAGAGAACCCAGACATAACTGAATCCCATTTGTGTGCCATGAACATCGATGGTGCACTTCGTGAATGGTTTAACCATGGTGAAGAAGTCTTTGAAGATAGAAGACAAAAGATGATCAATGTGGCCAGGGAGGCTGGTATCACACATATGTGCCAGACATTGTCTGATACGTACCACGATCGTTGCATTTCGTGGCTAAATAAGTATGCACAGCCAGGTGGTGCTGGCTGCTAAGTGCGAAGCAAACACTGTGTATATATATGGATGACGTACATAATACATGTCGATGTTGCGTGTTGCATGTGACGCTTTGTATACATGGCCTTGAACATAAGGGGTTAGGCCAACCCCACAAAGCATCTATATCCACACCGATAAGCCTAGGGTGTAGGACGAATAAATAAAGTGGTTTACAACTTATCAAAAGAACAATTTTCGCAGTGAAGAGGCCTCGGGTCGTGTCTCTTCACAAACAACGCATTTCTACGACCAAAATCCATCTTATGAACAGATGGTCGAGTCACATCGTGATGTGACTCGGGAGGCCGCTCAAATGTATGATGCGCCATTGGAGAAATTCTTCGAACGTCCTATTAGGATAGCTGAGTATGAATGGACCACAGGCACATCTTTATTTGAGCAATTCAATCCGTGGCAACTTTTCTTTTCAAATGCAAGAGTAGCAAATAGATTGGCAAATTTCAATTTGTTGAAAAGCGATCTGTGTGTTAAATTTGTATTGAATGGAAATGGCTTCCATTATGGTAGAGTGTTAGCTTCATATCTACCTTTGGCAGCATTTGACACGGTAACGCTGAATAGGAGTCCTATACCTCAAGATGCGGTAGCTGAATCACAGCGACCACATTTGTATTTGGACCCAACACATTCAGCTGGGGGGTGCATGTCATTGCCATTTGTTTGGCAGTATGACGCACTCTCCATTCCAGCCAGTGATTATGATCGGATGGGTGAAATAACCTTAAGATCACTGAACATGCTAAAACATGCGAATGGTGCAAATGATAAAGTTACCATCACAGTTTATGCATGGGCGAAGGACATATCAATGTCTATTCCAACATCTATTGAAAGTACGGATGTTGTGGCACAATCAGGATATGAAAAACCTGAGTACAGGATGACGGAAGATCAACTGGACAAAGTGCTAAAAGGAGTTGCTTTGATTTCACAAATAGCAACATTCGCCTTGTTTTCTTACATGGGCTGGTTAAATAGGGACACTCGTAAACGTAGTGAACAATCGTTATTTGATAGATTCAAACGCGTAGATTTTGAACCACACAGTGGGATGGAAGATGAATACGAGAAGGATGGAGTAATTTCTAAGCCTGCGGCGACGATATCGCGTATAGCAGGTAGATTAACAAGCGTTCCAGTGATTGGTCCTTATGCAAGAGCCACAGAAATTGCGGCAGGAGCTACAGGAGCTATCGCTCGAATGTTTGGTTACTCACGAGTGCCTGTGTTGACAGACACGACACCAATGCGACCAACATATGTTACGCCATTAGCACCCACAAATTATTCAGATACAACAACGAAACTGACAGTTGATTCAAAACAAGAATTGACAGTTGATAGTAGAGTGGTTGGACTGGATGGTGCGGACGAGATGGATATAGCACAGTTGGCAGCACGAGAGTCATTTTTAACAAAATTTGATTGGACTGTTGGGTCATCGCCCAACACCACATTGTTTGAAATACCGGTTACTCCGGTATTGTACGATGTGGATGTATCAAATGGAATACACATGACTCCATCAGCTTGGACGGCATTGCCGTTCAAATACTGGCGTGGAAAAATGAAGATTCGTTTTCAAATTGTTTCTTCGAATTACCACAAAGGTAGGCTGCGAATTCAATATGACCCAAGAGAGTTCGGTCATAAAGAATTCAATACGAACTACACAGGAATCTATGATATTGCAGATGACAAAGATTTCACTATGGAGTTCGGTTGGGGTAATCCCCGTCATTTCCTGGAAACAGGAAGTGTCTCGACGACACCACCATTTAGCACGACGGGTGGACTAAACCATCGTGAGAATAATGATAATGGTATCGTTCGAGTGTTGATTCTTAATGAATTGACAGTGCCAAACTCAACGATCAATAATGATATACAAGTCAATGTATTTGTCTCATTTGATCAATTGGAGTTGGCACAACCCACAAGCGAATCAATTTCAGAATTGAGTTATTTCATACCACAGAGTGGTATGGAACCGCAAATGGGGTTGGAAAATGGAGATGCTGAAGATACAGAACAAGCATCTGCTCCAACACAGTCACTAGTTAAAACAAAACTAGCCAAAGATATGGATTTAACAGATCCCACATTTCATGTGTTCTTTGGAGAACAAATTACTTCTCTAAGACAGATATTGAGAAGGTATGATCACTCGGAATCGTACTCCTCTACGGCAGGCCAGAATGTTACGACATTCTTGGAAAAGTCGAGTGGAGTCATTCCACCGTATTACGGATTTTCACCGAATGGTGTTCATCAGACATCAACGTCAACGGCATTTAATTATACCACAAACACATACTTGAACTGGGTAGTACCAGCGTATGTGGCTTGGCGTGGATCAATACGGAAAAAGGTAATGCAAGGCACAATGATTAGCTCATTTAACGATGTGGCTATCAGTTTGCACGCACATGTACAACCGTCTCCAACGGATTACACCGTTGCGACAACAACGTACACACAAGATGGCAACTTGAATTACCAAGCCGATTTCTATCGGCAGTTGTTTGACAACACTTTTAACGGTGCTGTTATAACAGCAAACGTTCAACAACCCTTTTTGGAATTTGAAGTTCCATTTTATACCAATAAGAGATTTCAATTGGGAAAAGATTTGGGTGTTGAATTGGACGATTATGACCAACCCTCGTATCGCGTAGTAACATACGGCGAGGGGGGAGCTGGAAATTTTCGTACAGTAGTACACGAATTTGTTGCTACCGGTGAAGACTTTTCATTAAGTTTCTTTGCCGGGGTGCCTGTTGTGTGGGTAACCACACCACCAGCACCATTGACAACATAAGTGATGTCTACAACAAAACCTAGCTGGGGGTCAGCTAGGTCAGGGTGTAAAACTCTGAGGGTACGTAAATCGTGCGCACAAGTATATTGGATATTAAGTTTTTCCGTTATCAGTCATTGTGGGCATGATGTTGCCCCAAAAGACTGTTACGGTTTTGTAGAGACTCCAATTTCTTAGTGCGGATACCCTAAACGCACGCTTTTGACTAAGCGAACCATGTAGTGATCGTCGGGTTAGATTAATCCCATTGCAGCTATATGGTAGGGCCCCATATGCAAA